CCAAAGCTGCAACCCACGTTAAATTTGCAATCCTCACCAAAGCTGCAACCCACGTTAAATTTGCAATCCTCACCAAAGCTGCAACCCTCACCAAAGCTGCAACCTTCACCAAAGCTGCAATACTCGGCAAATCTCTTTATCAAACTTAAATTCGAAAAAGCTGGGACAATTTTTCCTCCCCATTCATTTTCAGGCAACGCGTCAAATTCTTCTTGTGTTATTACTTTCATTTTTATTCCTTAATTTTAAAAATTTTAACTTTCGTCTTTCTGCCTCTTTTAACACTAGCTGGCATCGGTTTATTATATTCTTTACAATATCTTTTAATGTGATAACGTAAATGTTGATGGCTCGTATTAATAAGCATTGCCGCCATTTCGGTAAAACCCAAATTCTCGGCGATCATTTTTTCATAAATTTCAGATGATATAAATTGTTTTTCTGTCATAGTTTTTTGATTATAAATTGTTTTGATTCCAAATTTTTAGAGGCAAATATTTTCGACAAATATCAGCGGTTTGTTTTTGTTTCAAAATAAGCTGACCACTAAACGCCGCAGAATAACAAGTATAACCAATTGCTTGATAAGCGTTATCTAACCTAGACGATTCGAATGCAGAAGCAGAAAGCCAAGCGGCATAAGCGGCAGCATCAGCAGCGTAAATTTCATTACTCTCGCCCTTAGTTGCCGATGGATCGGCATTATAAGCTAAATCTGCAAAATCTTTCAATACCTTTTTGGTTATTTTACCTTCACCAAAAGCAATAGCGGCATCAACTGCATTAGTGCTAGCTTTATCTCTCATCCTATCACGAATTGTATTGACGCAATGTGCAGTTGCTAAAATAATTTGTTTTAAGCAATCAGGATTAGTTCTAGCAAATAGCCATAAAATCCAATCTCCGCGCTCGCAAGTGTTTAAAAATTGTTCAATAGTGAGATTTTGAGCAAATTTCGCTATTTCTGGCCAAGTATAATTTTTTTGCAAAAATTCTTTTAACATTTTTTCTTTCATAATTTTTATAAGTTAGTTGTTTATTTCTATTAAAAGCTTTTTCAATTCTGGAATTTTCATTGTTTCAATTTTTAAGATTTTTCTACCAATTTCATAATTAAATTTTTTATCAATTGCAATTTCAATTTCTTTTCTTAATTGCAAAATTTTAAAATTTTCATTTTTTTTTCTTTCATATCTTACATTTTTTTAATTGTTAAAATTTTTTCCGCCCCTGTTTTAGTTGTTAGTTAAAAATCGGTCGCCCAATTGTGCTGGTTTTGAAGTTTTTGTAATTTTGCTCTTGTTACAAAATCTCTTTTTCCGTCTTTCCATTCAATAATTGTTTTTGATTTAAGATGCCCCGTAATTAAAAAATCGGCGGCAGCTTTTCTTTCGTCGAGAGCAGTTTTACAATATGGCTTTGATTCTGGTGGATCTTGTTGCAATTTTCCGTTAAACAACCATCCAGCAAATTTAAATTCTGACATATTTTTCCCCCCTGTTTTTTAGTTATTAAAATTTTGAATAATTTTTAATTGATCTTTATTTGATAAACCCGTCGCGCCGCATTCCCGCCACCCTTCGACTAATTCAAGATGATTGCGCCCGTCTTTTTTTGTGATTTTCCACAAACCATCATGACCACCGCGCCCGCCGCCATAATTATCAAATACGCAAATTTTGACTTCAATTTTGTCTAAAAATTCAGTATTTTTGAAACGTAGTAAATTAGCCGCGCCATTTTGCCAGCGGCTTTTTCCGTCAATTGTGATTAGTGTTGATTTTTTAAAAGCCATATTTTGCCCCTGATTTTAATTATTAATTTGTTTTTTTGTTATTTGTTTTTTGGTGATGAAATCATCTTAAAGAATAAAAAAATAACATGCAAGCAATTAATAAAAGAATTAAAAAAATAATTTAAAAAGCTATCAACCCAAGAGAGAGTAGGGCGCAACTAACCAAAACAAAGATAAAATCTAAAAAAATAAAAAATAATTTAAAAAAGATTTTGCAAAGAAAAGGAAAGAAAAAAGAAAAGTGTATTTACGAAATGTTTACAATACGGCAAAGAAAAGAATTGAATGGCGCGGAATAAATTTAAGAAATCATGTCAATAAATATTTGGAAGAAATGTTAAAATAATTTAAAGTGTGTCAATTTGAGACTAATTGAAAAAAGGGTTGACATGTAAAATAAATTACTTGACATTTCTCGCGTGGAAGCAGGGAGGCTACAATTTAATATTTATTATTTAATGGCTCTCTTTTAACAAGAAATCCATTCGTTTAGAAGAATTAACTAATAAAAAAATTATTTTATGACATTGCAGATTGAGGGCAAGAATCGGGGCGGAAGACCGCGAGCTTTTAAAAACCCAGAAGAAATGGAAAAGCTCATTAATGAATATTTTGAAATAAAAAAAGGCCATGTAACAAAGATGGTTTTAAAAGACGGGAAAACGGTTGTGGAGATTCCTGAACCTGAGCCAATACATATAGCGGGGCTTTGTGCTTATTTAGAGCTTACTTATGAGGGGTTGAGGGAATATCAAAATAGAGAAGAGTTTTCTGCAACGATTGCGCGCGCAAAGCAAATTTGCCAATCTTACGCTGTGGATATGTGCTTCAAAGGAAAAAACAAAGCTGATTTTGTGTTGATGAATAATTACGGGTGGAAAAACCGTTCCGAACAAGAGAACACAGGTCAAGGCCTCATAAGCATTACCACTGTAATTACTGAGAAAGAACTTGAAGAAGCCAGAAAAAGACTTGAACAACAAAATGAAAAATAGCTCAATCTTAAAATTAGGGGCGCAGAAAAAATCAACTTTAGATTAAAATGATTGATTCAACTCGCGCTTTATTGGCTGAAAAAAAAATATTAGAAACCAGCCTTTCAACACATATCAAGCACTTTTTTAAAATACAGAAAGGTTATCCGTTCACCTACTCCGCTTTTCACAACAAAGTAACTGCGGCTTTTGAAGAAGTCCTTGATGGTAAGGTTCAAAATCTTTTGCTTTTAATGCCGCCACGGCATTCAAAAACTGAAATCGCTAAATATTTTTGTACAATGGGCTTTGCGCGGAATCCAGCAAGCGAATTTATTTACACTTGCTCTGATATTGGGCTTGCTTTAAATTGCTCATCCGAAATTAGAAACACTATCAGCATGCCTGACTTTAAAAAATATTGGGATGTGACGATTCGAGATGATACGAGTGCAAAGGGGCTTTGGAAAACGGATCAGGGCGGCTCTTTTTGGGCTGGCGGTTTTGGTTCGCCGATTGTAGGATATGGTGCTGGAAAAATGCCGGGCGCGATGGTAGGAAAACAATATCAATTTGGCGGTGCAATAGTTGTGGATGATCCATTAAAAGAACAAGACCGCCATCGCTCATTGGCGCGGCAGGAAATGCTTTCATTTTTCAAAGAGGTTTTACCGACTCGTAAAAATAGTCCAAAAACTCCAGTGGTTATAATCATGCAGCCGCTTCATAAAGAAGATTTGGGGCAATGGATCAAAGAAAACCGCGCTGAACATTTTAAGATTCTTGAATTACCGATCATTGAAGAAGATCAACCACTTTTTCCCGAAGTTTATAGTTTTGAAGATTTGATGGCGCTGAAAGAAGAAATTGGAAACGAGATGTGGCAAGCTAAGTGTCTTTTGCGACCAGTTAAATTGGGCGGAAATCTTTTAAAAACAAATTTGCTAAAACATTATGGCGAACTTCCTTTTCTTAAAAGCAGATGGATTGAAGGGGACACCGCGCAAAAAACAGAAGAGCGCCACGATTACACAGTCTTTCAGTGCTGGGGCAAAGGTTACACAGGCGGAATTTATCTTATTGACCAGTTTCGTGGAAAAGTTGAATATCAAGATTTGAAGCAAAGATTCAAAGATTTTTGGAATAAGCATAATTGCATTGACACTTACGACCCGCGAAAGTACGGTTCGCTCTCGTGCGCCTACATCGAGGATAAATCAAGCGGAACGCAGATTATTCAAGAAACAAGGTCAGAAGGTAACATCCCAATTATTGGAGTTCCTCGCGGCGCTGGACAATCTAAATTTGAAAGAGCTGTTACAATAGCAGTACCTAAATTGGAGTCTGGCTATATCAATATTCCCGCCGATGCTTCATTTTCTCACGATTTGAAAGAGGAGATGGAGACTTTTACGGGGCAGGAAGATAGCAAGCAAGCTATTCTGAAAATGGATAAGAAAAAAACTTTTGACGATCAGGTTGATTGTTTAATTTCGGCTTGCGAACATGGATTTACTGAATTTACAACAAGCTCTGAAGTGGTTAAAACATTTATGGAGCGCAAATTAAAAAGACACAATGACAGACGGTAAAATTCTTCTGAAAAATAATCAATTTTTTATTCCCGCTTAATCATGAAAAATAAAGTAAAAACAACGCCAAATGCTGCAGAAAAAGAGTTTAATGTTGTTGGAAAGTTTTTGGAAAATATGGAAGCAAAAAGAAAGATTGGTGAGCCAGATTCGGGGCTTTTGAAATATTTTTCAAACGATGTAACAACTGAATTAGACTCTTGTTTACAAGGTCAAGCTGGAGCTATTGCGTTTAAAAAAATGTCTCGCAACGATTCAATTGTTGGAGGCATTCTAAAAAGTTATGAAAACCCTATTCAATCAGCAAAATGGACAATTGCCGAAATCTGCAATCCTACGCCACGCGAACAAGAGGTTTTGAAAGTTTTGAATGAATGGTTTTTTAAAAAAAATAATTTCGGCGCGCTTTTGACGCAAATTTTAGGAATGTTACCAATTGGATTTTCTCTTTTTGAAAGATATTACACACCAGTTCAATTTGAAAGCGGCAAATATATGATGCCCGTACTTGCCGAAAGGGTGCAACAATCAATCAGAAGAATAGATTATCGCGAACGCTACGTTGAACAACACACTACTCACGGTGGCTTAGTTGAAATTCCCTTTGATGATTTAGTTTTCTTCACATTCCGTCAATCGGGTAATGATAGACGCGGTACTTCTCTTTTGCGTCAGGCTTATTACGATTTTTTAAGCAAAAAAGAAATTAAAAAAGCGGGAACAAAAGGAATTATCCGCTCAATGATTGGCTTAATTTTAGGAACTGTACCGAAGGAAGTTCAAGCAAATTCCCAAACTTTTGAAGATTTTAACGATTTAATTATTGATCTTGGGGAGCGTGATTATAACGGCCTATCTGATTCAGCAATTAAATCAGAAGGTTACGAAATTGAAATTCTAAACAGTTCTTTTGATCTTAAGGCAATGAAAGAGTATATCGCTTATTTAGACTCATCAATGACAATGAGCGTTCTGACGCAATTTATCACGCTTGGTCAATCTGGCGGCGGCGGGTCTTATTCTTTGGGGCGCGATGCTTCTGACATGCTTCTTGATGGTTTGGGCTATATTATCAACTATATTGAGCAGAATTTTAGTCAGCAAATTATTCATGAAACCGTTGCGATGAACTGGGCTGATGTAGACCCGACCAAATTCAATTTGGTGGGTGATAATTTGAACAAGAAAGATTCAAAAGAGTTTGCGGAAATCATGAAATTATTGAAAGACGCTGGACTTGTTAAAGAAGAGCAGGCTGACGAAATAAAAATTCGTAAAATGTATGGCTTGCCAGAAATTGATTTAGAAAAAAGAAAAGCAGAAGAAAAACTGGCAGGAGAGAAAAAAGAAATTGAAGAGCCAGAAGAGGCAGAAGAGGCAGAGGAAATAGTTAAGGAAGAAGTTGAAAAAGAAGAAGATGACGCAGAAAAAAAAGTAATGAAACTTTCTGAAAATTGGAAAAATGGAAAAGAGCGCCGCGCTTATAAAGTCCAAGAAACAGAGAAACTAACAAAATTTGCAAAAGCCTCACTACAACTTATAGCTGATGAATTTTCTAAGGCGCTAAGACGTCAGCTTAACAAGGGCGCGGTAGAGGCGCAAGGCTTGAAAGATTTACAAATTAATAATGTTGGAGCTTACAAAAAGCGTTTAGGTCAAAAATTAGCAGGAATTTCAAACCAAGCTTGGAAGAATGCGTTTAAAAATTCTTCTAAAAAAATTAAACTAAGCGAAGTTAAGCCAAGCGATTTGCCGACAAGCGTTTTGACCTCGTTTGTTTTAAATCTTGCTGATACAATGACGGAAAAACAAATTAATGACATGCGCGAAATCGCTATTTTAACAGCTAACACCAACGCTACAAAGGGCTTACCAGTCAATAACAATATGGCGATGGTGGAAATGAAATTAGATGAGTATATTGACAACGCCAATATTATTGCTGGAGGAAATGATTTAGCTGTTGTGCAGGCTATGAATTACGGCGAAATGCAATATTACAAATCAATTGAAAATGATTTGTGGGGCTATCGCTTTGCCAATGATCTTCCTGAAACTGATATTTGCAGATCATCGGTTGGAAAGACTTATGCCATCGGGTCAGCCGAGCTTGACATAATGCAGCCGCCTTTACATTATCGCTGCGATTCTTTTCTAGTTCCGATTTATAAAAGCGAAGAGTCAAAACCTCAATTGGATAATTACGTTCCAGCGCCTTCAATTCTGAAACAAAAAACAATTTGACAATAATTTGATTAAAAAATAATTTCTAAAATTATAACAATTTTTTCAATTAATCATTACTAACAATGCCAATTTTTGGACTTATAGATAACAAAAGAAGTATTTATTTATTCGACCCAATTTTCCCGTGGACTGCGGAAAATTTGATTCGTGATTTACTTGAAATGAATTCTGAATCGCAAGAGCCAATCAATATTTTTATTAATTCGCCAGGTGGTATTGTAATGGATGCTTTGGGAATTGTTGATGTGATGAAAGCAATAAAATCTCCAATCAACACAATCGTTCTAGGCCGTGCGGCATCGGCAGCTTCTTTAATTGCTACTTGCGGCGGCAAAAGATATATTTCCGCAAATTCTGAGGTGATGATTCATGAGGCAGCAATGCAAGGTTTTGGTTATATTGACACAAGAGACGAAAAATTTGCAAAAGCCTTGAAAAAATTAGACGAAATGAATATCCGCGTTAATACAATCTATGCAAAACAAACTGGAAAAACTTTAGATCAAATCAACAAAGTTATGGCAACAAAAGAAGATATTTTTATGACAGCGCAAGAGGCCATTTCTTTTGGTTTGGTTGATGCAATTCTGACAGAAGATGAACTTGCTAAGATAAAGCTTTCTGAATCTTTCAAAAATATTAAGCTTTCTGAGCAATTCGAAGTTGAACAATCTGAAACCGAATTAAAAAAACTTCATCTTTTAAAAACTTGCTCTTTGAAAGATCGCGGCGTTGAAATTACCACCGCGACGCTTGAAAGCCTTAAGAAAAATTTTGAAGCAAATGTTCGCGGACAAGACATTTCAATTGATTACACTCATGATAACGACGGAGGCGAAAAGCCAGCGGGCGCGTGGATTAAATCACTTGAAATCGAAGGCGATAATCTTTTTGCAATGGTTGAACTTACTCCAATTGCTCAAGAAATGATTAAAAATAAAGAATATAAATATTTATCGGTCGAAATTGACCCTCTTTATTGCGATAATGATGGAAAGATGCACTCAAACGTATTGCTTGGTGGAACTTTTACAAATCGCCCAGCAGTAAAGGGTTTAGACCCGATTAAACTTTCCGAAAATAACAATCAAAACGAAATCGAAATGAAATTATCACAAGAAGAAATTAACTCAATTGAGGCGGTAAAAGCTTTTAATATTGAAATCAAAGATTTTCATAAATGTTTTGCCGAAATAAAATCTGAAAATGAAATTTTAGTTGCGGCAAAAGCCGAGCTAGAGCAAGGCAAAATAGCTTTAGAAGCAAAAATAACAGAATCAGAAACTAAAGCAAAGGAAGCCATTACAGCTCTTGCAAAAATTGAAGCCGACAAAATTATTGCGGAAAAAATTGCAATTGTCGAAGTTTTAGTTGAAAAAGGAATAATCGCTAATTCTCAAAAGGAAAAAGTATTAACAAAATTCTCTTCAAAATCAGAAATCGAAGACTTTTACAAAGATGTTCCAGCATCTGTTAAAGTAAGAGCAACAGGATCGGATATTGAAGATGGTGACGGAAAAGCTCTTCAAGAATCAAAATTACAAGAATTGTCGGCACAAACTGGGCAATCGGTTGAAGATTTTTTGAAGTACGGAATGAACAAAAAAACAAGAAAAAAATAACAATTAATTTTTAAATCAAATGGCTTTATCAGCAAACGCTCCAATTGTAGATTTGAAAGATTTTTCACGCTACAAACAAAAAGTAGCATCTGGCGCAATTCACTTTTACAAAGGCGCAATTTGCAACTTTAACTCTTCTCTTTATGTGAAACTTGGTGGAGACACCTCTGGCGAATTATTCGCAGGAATTGCATTGGAAGAATTAGAACAAGCATCTGGTGGTTCAAACGGAGATGAAAGTATTACTTTAATTCCTGCGAAAAGCGGCGCAATTGTAGAGCTTACACTTCCTTCCGTTGCTCAAGCAAACCTTTATTCAAGCGCTTATGTGAACGGTGACGACGCAGTTGCATTGGTTGGTACAACTTCTAATGATGTTAGAGTTGGAACAATTGTCGCCCTTTCTAACGTTGCCAATAAGTGTTTTGTAAGATTAGATTAACTTTAAATAACAAATAAAAATGACAATTAAATCTTTTGAAGACGTTGTTGCGGATTTTAACTTATCCGCGATAACCGAATTTAATAAGCAGTATGAGATGCTTGAGCCTGAGCTTAAGGATTTTGCTTTTAAATATAATGCTGGTGATGTTTCAAATTCTAAATTCTTTATTAACATGCTTTTCGGCGATGTGAAAGAATGGAAAGGAACTCAAGAATACGAAAAAGTTGACAAAATTATTCAGCAACAAATTAATCACACTGAATATTATGTTGATGGTGTTGAAATCTTCAAAAGAGATTTCAAACGCGCTCAAGCTGCTAACTCAATTACTGGTCTTGATATGTATATCAAAATGATCGGCGATAGAGCTGCAAGAGCAAAAGACGCTCCTTATGAAATTATGCTTGATCTTTTAGAGTCTGGTGATTCTTCAACTTATGGCGTATGTTTTGACGGTCAAACTTTGTTTGATACTGACCACGCTTTTGATGGCGTTGCTGGAACTCAATCAAATCTCTTGAGCGGAACTGGAACTAGTCTTTATCAACTTTCTGCCGATCTTAAATCAGCCTTTTCAGCAATGAGAGGTTTCACTTACTCGACCGATACTGGCAACACAGCCAATAAAAAGAAGAGAATGTTAAATCGTGGAAAATTGAAACCAGTTGTAGTTTGCGACCCTTCACTTTCTCAAAAGTTTGAAGATTTGAGAACTTTGGAAAATATTGCAAATAATTCTGGTTCTGAAACTAACTCATTAAGAAATACTTTTGAAATTGTTGTAAGACCTTTTACAAACGCATCGGATTGGTTTGTAATTGACGTTTCAAATCCAACTCAAAAACCTTTCTTGATTTCAATGGAAGATGAAGGCGTTTTAAAAACTCCTGCTGACAATCCAGAAGCTTTGACTAATCTTCAAGTGTTCCGTTACGCCTACAATGGCCTATCTTTCGGCGTTGCGTATGGTGCTTGGTGGAAAATTGTGAAAGTAAACAACTAGAAATAGGAAGGGGGCTCAAAACCCCCCTCTTTTTTTAATTTAAAAAACGATTCTATGTACTCAGTAATTTCAGAAGGAAAAGGCTTTTTCAAATTAGAAAAAGAAAAAATAAAATATATTGTTTCGGCTAAAAGATTTGCTCAAATGCAAAAAGATGAATTAATCAAAGGAAATAAGCCAGCTTTTGTGAAACCAAAAGCCCCAGCTCGGATCACAGAAGATTTAACCCCTTCTACTGAGCCAGCTAAAACTGCTCCTGAAGATTTAACATTTTTAAAAAAAGATGATTTAATTGAAATTGCAAAAAGATTAGGATTTGAGGGCGAAGTTGCTATTGCCACAACTAAAGCTTCTTTAATTGAATTTATTAATTCAAAACAACTTTAATCATGTCTTACACTACCGCTTCAGATATTCTAAAATATTTTAATGGCCTTACTTATACTGATAGCGAAGGCGCAGATAATAACATATCTGAAGCTGATGTAGAGCAATTTATTGAGGAGCAGGGACTAATAATTGACTTGATAATCGGCGACAAATATCTTCTGCCGATCACAAACACCACAGCGTTAAATTATTTAAAATTAATTTGTGACAAGTTGGTAGTTTGCCAAATTGATAAAATCCTGCGCACCTTTGCGATGGCTGATGAAAGCGAATTTGTAAGAAGAAGAAACTACTGCAAAGAAGCGAAAGAGATGCTTGATAAAATTGTGAGCGGCGAAATTGTTTTCGATACGATTCAAAAAAGTTCAGCTGCTTTTCGTTACAATTCAACATCAATTTATAAAACCAGCGATTGCGGTTGTCGTCAGGAGGAAAATGACTAAAACCCGCAGCAGTCTTTTTTCAGTTGAGTTAAATGACGAATCGAAAAGATTGATGAAGGCCTTGTATGATCACGCTGGCGGCCTTTCAGTTAAAAACTCGATGAATTTGATAGGAATGCAATATCGTAAAGAGGTTGACTTGATTTTCGCGAGAAAACAAGTTCGTCAACCAAATCTAAAATGGCCTGATTTAAAGCCTAGTACGATTGCCGATAAAAAAAGAAAAGGTTTTGGAGACAAAGGAATTCTAGAAAGAACAGGTGAATTGCGGCGCAGTATGACAGTTCGTAATCATCCTGATAACATCACTTTAATTGGGAAAAATTTTGGTCAATTCGGCTCAAATAATAAATATGGCAATTATCACGATGACGTGGAAGCATCAAGAAGTAAAATACCTTTGAGAAATTATTCAATTCCTTCAGAAACTACTTACGGCGTATTTCTAAGAACAATTGACGAAGATATTAAGGCTCAACTTAAACACATAGGGGTTTCCGTTGCTTGATTCAGAAGATATTTTAAAATCCATCACCGATTACTTAACTGAAATTGTAGGCTCGAAAAGCAGAATTAACAATGCGATTGACGCTGTCAACGCAATAAAAGAAGATTCACTTTTGCCAAATGTTTCAAATGATATTGTTCTTGGCCAAAGAATAAATGAGATCAACACTTTCACCAACGGCAGAATTAATATTGACATTGTTGGTGAGAGTAAATTTAATCCTGCTTACGATACCGTTATTAAGCATTACATAGTTGAGCTTTCTTACATTGTAAGAGATGATTTTGCAAAAAATGTTTTTTTAAGAACTCTTCGTATGGAAAGAGTTTTTACGGACGTTATGCAAAATTATTTTAAAGATTGTCAAGAGGCTGGATTTATTAAAGGGGAAATTGAAAGCTCGTTCACTCCAGAAAGAGTTTTACTTGGAAACACCGATTTTAAAGCAATTAAAAGCGGTATAGTTTATAAAATAATAATTTTTTAAAAATTTATGAAAGACAAAAAAGACATTAGAAAAGAACAGGCTAACGAAATCGAAGCTGTTTTAAATGCAGTAAAAAAAGACAAAGAAGAAAATGGCGTTATTCCCGCCGATAATAAGAAGATTATTATCATTGATGGACAAAAAGATTTTTCAGGAAAAAGCTTAAAGATTCAAAAAGGGCTTTTCAAAAACGGTCAAAATTATTCCTATGCGGCTGGAACTAAGTGGGAAGACATTGATATTTTTGGTCGGAAAAATATTCACTTCTCCGAAAGTGATTTTATTTAATTTAAATTTTTTCTCAAATGAGCGAACAAGTAAAATATAATTTTGGTGTTAAAGCTTTGATCTTTTACAACCGAACAACTTTCAAGCCAGTTGGAATTTTTCGCGTAATCTCAAATGTAGAATTTGCAAGAGAGATTGAAAAATTACCTTTAACTGGTGGTCATCACAACGGCCCATGGGCTGTTGAGGCTGGTGAACCAACCAATACTTTAACTGCAACACTCATGGAATTTCCTGATTTTGCATTTACTGAATTAGACAACGCGACGACAACCGTTACAAGTTCGGAAGATACCACTGGATACATTGGAAGTATTGCTAATAAAAAAGGCACTTCTGTTTTTAATGCTACGACTGGCGTTGCTTCAGTAACCTTAATTTCTGGTTCTGGAGCATTATTGCCACTTGGAAAAGTGGTTCTAGTTGCTACTGCTGCGAAAGTAGTTGATATTTACCTACTCGGCGATGTAGCTTCGGGTCCGATACCTGTTACTGATGAGTTGACAAAAATTGCTTCTTCTGTGTCTATTGCTGACGCAGGTGCGACAATTGATGTCGCTGCTTACGGAATCAGGATTACTTCTGGTTCTGGCACGATTGCAATGACTGTAGGTAATACTGCTGTATTCGATACGCGCCCAGCGAACTCGAAAACTACCGAAATTGTAATGCCAGATTCTTCTGACATTAAAACTTTGGGATGTATTTTAGTTTTTCCGAAAAATTCGAACAAACAACAAAAAATTATCGACTTTCCAAAAGTTGCCGTTGCAGGGACTCCTTTTGCAGCTAATACTAGAGAATATGCGGAATTTGAGATGACAGCAACGCCTCTTTATGATGAAGATGCGAGCTACTTATTCAAAAAAACCGAGATTATCGCTACAAACTAATTAACGGCTCGCTTCTTACGGGAAGCGAGCTTTATTTCATTTTAAATATGTCAAACCAATTTGTAATTTTCGAAGAACAAGCAGTCGATGGAGATTCAGCAGAATTTTCAATTAGTCCACGTGATAGCGTAGGAATTGCTGATACTGATTATAGTGCTTATTTTGAAGTTTTTGGTGGATTAGGCGGCGGCTCTTTAGTTTTGAAAAAGAAATGCAAAGATGGTACTTTTAGAGAGGCGGAAAACATAAATACAGCATTTAACGAAAGCCTTCCTTCAAGCGGAAAATGCGCGTTAATTGCTATGAACTTTAAAGATCCAACCGGAATATTTAAATTTACTTTATCTGATGCAACTGACGCGGACTTAACAATAACTGGAATCAATATGAATGCTCCAATAACTAACTAGCTGTATGATTAGAATCAGGAACGAAGAATACAAACTGAAAGTGACGCTTGGATTTTATAAAAATCTAAGCTTTGCAAAATCAGAAATAAATACAATAAGCGACAATTATTCGCGTCTTTTGGAAGTTGTTAAGCTGGCTGTATTTTTCGGAAACAAAGAAGAGAAGGGCTGGCATTCTTTAGCTGATATGAGTGCCGTAATTTCTGATGAAGATTTTGAAGATATTGATGATCCAAATATTGTGCAGAAAATTTCTGACGCAGTTTTTGAAAATTTACCAGATTCTTTAAAAAATTACTTAAAAGAAAAGGCGGAAAAAGAAACAGAAGAAAATTTAAAAAAAAAATAACTTTTGACGAATATCTTTTTGAAATAGAAAATTTACTTTTGATTCTTATACCTTCCTTAAATTTGAAAGAAATTGAAGGAATGACTTTAAAAGAAATTGAAAAGAGAATTATTTTTTTCAATAAGACAAAAAAAGAAATCAAAAATGTTGAGCTAAAAAATTTTATGTCAATATTACATTTAGCAATTTCTGCTGGGTCAAATGCTTCAAGAAAAAACAACAAAATATTCCACGATCAATTGAACAAAATTTTTGATAATAAAGAAAAAAAACCAGACGATGAGCAATCTCTGGAGGATTTAATGGGACTTGTGAATGTCAAGAAATAAAGTAATTTTCGATGTATTAGCGGATTCGAGCCAATACAAAGCACAGATGCAGTCAATCGCCAAAACGACTGACGACACAAGCAAGACAATCACAACCGCTTTTGCCCTATCTGCGGCAGCAATTGGTGGCACTTTGGCGGCCTTTGCTAAATATGAAACCCAGCTTATTAAAGTTGGAAAAACTGCAAACTTAGGCGGGAAAGAATTAGATGATTTTGGAAAAGATATTGTGGCACTTTCTTCAAAAATTCCACTTTCTACAAACGAACTCTTGGAACTTTCTGCTTCTGCTGCACAATTAGGCGTAAAAGGTAAAGACAACATTATTAAATTTACTGAAACGGTCGCAAAATTAGGAACTGCAACAAATATCACGGGCGAAGAAGGGTCGCAACAAATAGCGCGCTTACTAAATATCACAGGTGAAGGCGTTGGAACAGTTGACCGATTTGCCAATGTAATTACGCGTTTAGGAAATAACGTTGCGGCAACAGAAGCGGAAATTTTAAGCATGGCTTCCCGCGTAGGTAAGGCAACCGCGCAATTTGATCTTGGAACAACTGCGGTTTTAGGAATTTCGGCAGCTTTAAAAGAGATTGGAATCGAAGCGGAGCTGGGCGGCTCTGCTATCGGTAGAACATTCTTTGCGATTCAAGATGCTGTGTACAAAGGCGGCGATGCGATGAAAACTTTTTCAGCAATAACTGGAAAATCAAGCGAAGAATTAAAAACAATTTTTGAAACAAACGCCACCAACGCCTTCCAATTATTTATTGATTCTTTGCATAAATTGCCCGCTGAACAAGTAGCGGGAGCGATGAGTTCGATGGGGCTTGAGGGCGTTAGGCTAATTGAGGTTGTCGGAACATTAGCTAAAAGATCAGAATTGCTCGCCACAAATTTAGCGATGGCAAATGATGAGGCCATTAAACAAACTGCATTAGATCAAGAATTCAATCGCGCCGTAGTCAGTCTTGAAAATTCTTTTAAATTCATGGTCACAGAGGTAAAAAATCTTGCCGCATCAATTGGACAAGATTTATCACCAGCCGCTAGTGAATTGATAAAAGACATTACCGGGATGATTAAAGGAATAAGAGACTTTAACGAAGCCACGGGCGCAGCAATTAGCACTTCAATTGTGATGGCTGCGAAAGTTGCTGCTTTGGTGCTTGCTGTGAATAAATTGCAGGCGGTTTTAGTAACGACCGGAATTTTTAGCGGAACTTTAGCGGTTCAATTAGGCTTAGCAAGCAAGGCGACTGCTGGATATAGTTTATCCGCAGCTTTAGGTATGGTTCAAAACAAATTATTTGCTATCAGTTTTACAAGCATATCTGCCGCTTCTAGAACCGCTTTAGTTGCTATTAAGAAGTTTCAAGTTAGCCTTAGTGCTTTGGTAGCTGGACTATATATTGCTTATGAAGCTGGAACAGCACTTGGAAAGGTAATTGCAAAATTAGGTGAGTTAAATTCTTCAGAAAAAGACTTAGCAAACACGCAAAAACAACTCAATTCTTTGCTTGATGTAAGAGCTAAACTTCAAGAAAAAGTGAACGCTGGCGAAGCTGGAGCGCAAGAAAGATTAGATAATATTAACAAAGAAATCTCTCAAAGAGAAGGATTAATTGCAGTTATTCAAAAAGAGGTGGATGTTAGAGCTGGTGGTGGAGTTGCGTCAAAAAGTGGAGATATGCCTAATGTTGCTACAGAATTGCCAGTTGATTTAGGTGGAGATGAAATTAGTTCAAAAGAAGCTGAAAAGACTGCCGCTGTTGAAGAAAATGTTGCTTTAAGAATTGCCGCTGCTCAAAGAGAAGCGCAATTATTGGCACAGATTGAAGCTGGGATGGGTGATGATGCTATCAAAGCGGTTACCGAAAAAAATGCACAACTCGCCGAAATAGATAAAAAAAGAGCCGAACTTGATCTTATAAATCAGGATTTATCACGCACGGGAATTAAAGCTAATGAACAATCAATTCTAGAGTTAAAAAGAAGCGCCGCAGAACAAGAGCTGGTAATTTTAGAGGAAAAATTTGCGCTTACTCAAGAGAAAACTGCCGAGCAAGAAGCACAAGATATGGAAGCGCGAATTGCTGCAAAGCAAATGTTAAATCAAGGCTTGACCGAACAAGAATTAATTTTTTTAGAAGAAAAAAAAGCTCGCGAAGTTGAAAATAGAGAAATTGATTTAGAGATAAAAGCAACGCAAGCAGAAGAAGATTTGTTATTTCTTCAAAACCAGCTAATTACAGAGCAAGAAGCAAAGGATGCGGTGCGTCAAGAGGATCTAAAAAGGCTTGCGGCAATTCAAAACACAAAGCTAAAAAATGAAGCAAGATTTGGAAAAGAAATTGGCGGAATGCACAACTTTTTTCAAAGCGAAGAAGTAAAAGGCGTCCAATCAACGCTTGGAATGATTGGGCAAATTAAAACTAAAGAAGGTTCAAAAGCTGGCGAAGCTCAAAAAGCTTTTGCGATGGCAGATGCTGCGATAAAAATTCCTCAATCTATGCTTTCCGCTTACACGGCAATGGTCGGCATTCCCGTTGTTGGGCCAGCACTTGCCGCCGCCGCCGCTGCTGCTGCTGGAATAGTTGGCGCTCAAAATCTAAACGCAATCAGAAGCGCAAAGACTCCCTCTTACGCCGTAGGTACGGATTATGTGCCAAGTGATATGATGGCAAATATTCACGCGGGCGAAGCAATTATTCCAGCGAAGCAAAACCAATTTTTGCAAAGTGGTGATTTGATTCTTGGAAGTCCTGAGGCTGTAAGTAATGGAAATAGTTCAACAAATATTATCAACCTTAATTTTGAAGGTGCGAATTTTGTTGGCAATGTTGGTGATGATGATCAATTTATTAATCAAGTTTTCGAAGGAATTGCCGTTGGAATAAATGAGGGCAGGCTTCCGGGCTTTGAAAGCGCAACTTTAGCGGTAACAAGATGAGATTTTTGAGCGAGAATTTTTTAGGTAGTTATAACGGGCAAGATTCAATTACCGCATCAAGCGGCGACCCTTACAATGCCTTTAGTGACACAACAAAATTTAATTATCAAAGCGATGGCCAAGGAACTGACGGTAATATTGTTTCTTTGCAACAAGACTTTTCTTCAGCTCAAACCTTAGATACAATTGCTGTTTTAATTTCAAATTTTGATGATTTTAAAATTAGTATTGCGTCTGGTGGTTCTTTTACTGACGTTACAAGTCAGGCTACTTTAACAATAAGCCAAGATGGATTAAGCCGCATTTATAAATTCGCTTCATCAATAAATTTCACCGAAATTAAATTTGAAATTTCTGATACAATTACACCAAATCAAGAAAAGATTTGTGGCGCGATTTTGGGATTTACAGAAATTGGCAGTATTGAAAGATTTAAAAGCGTTAAACCAAAAGGACAAATTCAAAAAAAAATAATCAATCTTGAATCTGGCGGCGTAGCTGTGCTAAACAAGGGTGATATTCATTGGAACTTTACAATCAACACCGATTTAGTTTCTGTGCAATCCGAAATTGACATTGTGGAATTAATCCAACAAAGAAATAAGGATTTTTGGTTTTGGATTAATGACAACTATGATGGGCAAGAGCTTGTTAAGCAAGCTCCTTATAGATTTCAAGATTTTATAAGATGCTCTTACACAGGAGATTCAAACCCCGCATTTTACAAGAATTATTTAAATAAAACTGCAATGAATGATTTAAAATTTAGCCAAACTGCGTGCATTAATTATTTTGATCCAACGGCATGAGCTACGACAGCACCTACTTAAAATCAAATACTTTAGATTCTGATTTATTAATTCAAATAAAAAGAATTGATGAAAATGGATATTACGAAGCAAACTGGCAAGATATTTCTAGTTTAATTGCCAATCAAACTATTGTTGAAAATTCAATTCCAGCCATGACTTACAAGCTGGAAAATGAAAGTTATAGTTACGGCGTTTTGAGAGTTCCAGACTGTACTTTAAAATTATTAAGCCTCAACGGAGAGTTTGATAATCAGACAAATTTTAATTCTATATTTTTTGGCTACGTTCGGCATAAAACGCTCGTCAAAATCTCGCATGGATACCGCAACACAACATCGGGAAATTATGATTACATCGAGGTTTATAGAGGGTTTATAAATGAAAAATCCAATAATACCAAGGTAAGTAATGACAATACTTATCAAGATTTATTCATTGAAGATTTACTGACATTTCTCTTAAAAGAATACACTTTTTCAGCTTTTACCATCACAGCCACAACGCTTGAAGCTTTTTTATTTGAACTTTTTAATCGTTCGGAATTTACAGATTTTTTAACAGTTGATGCTTTAAATATTACAGCAGGGTACGACATACAAAATATTGACGACACGGCCCTTGAAGGTCAAACGCAATGGCTGACCATTTTGCAAGATTTATCAATTGGACATTCTTATTTATTCCAAAAAGAAGGGGTGCTTTATTATAAGCCAATTTCTCCTCAAAATAACACGCCAAAATTATTTGACCGCGATAAAATTGTTAAAATAGAAAATTTTAGTAGCGGAATTGATGAGGTTTTTGAAAGGTTATATTGGGAAGAGACAGCAATTTCTTTTATCTCTCCGACAAATATTTACAACCAAAGCAAAACTTTTAATATTAAGACAATCACCGATGCGACTGATCGTAATAATCTTTTAGCAACGATCGGAACAAGAACTGCGACAATTAGAAGAAAGTTTAAAATAATGGTTGTTTTATACGTGAATCTTTATATTTTAGACAGAATTCGTGCCAATGCTGGAGACTATGAAACAAATGATGGTTTAATCTGGGATCAAGGCAACTGGGATGAGGAAAACTGGGGGTCTAATTTAGGGGCTGCTTTTACTGAAAGCTCCTCTTTTTGGATGATTAAAGAAATTAAACACAACTTTCAATCCGGGACAACCGAATTGCTAGTTGAAGAGGTATAAAAAATGGTTTTTTCAATATTCCAAGCAAATAAAAAAGCAAAATCTGCTGAGGTGAACGCAAACTTTGCTTTTGTCGCGGGCGGTAGATTAATTGCGTTTAATTCTTCAACTGGCGCGGCAATTGGCACTTTTCCAATTGGAGATTTAACAGCAATCACAAACGGTTCTTTAGCGGGTGATTTATTGGCACGATCTGGAGAAGAAATAAAAGTTTATAACTCAAGCGGCGCTCTTATTGGGAGCATCACATACGATCAACTGCTAAATCTTCAAAGTGCGACTGAATCTCAAGAAGGTGTTGCAGAAATCGCCACCCAATCTGAGACTGACGCAGGCGCAGATGATGCGCGGTTTATTACGCCCTTGAAATTAAAAAATGCCACTTCAATATTTAAGCTTGCTACAGCCCAGAATTCTACGGGAGGCACGGCGATTGATTTTATTGGAATTCCAGAGGGGGTTAAAAAAATTTCAGTTATTTTTTCAGGAGTTTCAACGAGTGGTACATCTAGTGTAATTATCCAGTTGGGCTCTGGCAGCGTGCAAACATCTGGCTATTTAGGAGCTGGTTCAAATTATATAGGAACTCCAGCTGTGACTAATATCACAAATGGTCTTGGAATAGAATCAACGGCGACTAGAAGTGCCGATAAAATTAGGCACGGCATAGCCACTTTTGAAAGAATAGATGGTAATTCGTGGGTGGGAAAATGGACGGGATCATATAGTAATGACAACGAAATGTCAATGGGAGCGACAAGCGTTACTCTTTCTGGAGCTCTTGACAGGCTCAGAATTACTACATCTGGAGGCTCAATCACATTTGATGCTGGAACTATAAATATTCAATATTGTTAATCATGTTTAGAACAGAAATAAATGTAATTACAGGGGAGACAATTGAAATTCCAGTATCTCCTAATGAGATTGTAATTAATCTAGAAGAAGAAAAAAAAATAAAAATTGCTGAATGTATAAAATATTTAGAATCAACAGCTTGGCAAGTTGAAAGGCTTTGTGACCCTAGCTCTGGAAAACCTTTAAAAGAAGGAGTTGCAGAAAAAAGAGCTTTAGCAAGAAGCTTGCAAGATAAAATTAATTCAGCTAATAATTTAGAAGAATTACAAGATATTAATACTAATTTTTAAAATATGTTTGGCCAAGTTATTCCTTCAAAAACTAAAAATAATTTCACAGCTACAACTGCCCCAACTGTTAATAATGATAAATCAGAAGGTTACAAGCCTGGCTCGATTATCTATATTCCGACAACTGGCGCAACTTATCTTTGCGTTTCAAATGCGGAAGGGGCAGCGGTTTGGAGGCTTTTAAGTGGCGAACAATATCTTGGGGTCTGGAACGCTTCAACTAACTCACCCACTTTAGCTGATGGCACTGGAGTTTCTTCGACTTATTATATCGTTTCAATTGCAGGAACTCAAAATTTAGGTAGCGGAGAGCAAACTTTCACAGCTGGCGATAAAGTTATTTACAATGGTACAATCTGGCAGAAACAAGATGGTGGAACTTCTTATGTGCCAGAAGATGTTGCGAACAAAGAAAATACAACTCTTGATACCTCTGAAACAAAATATCCGACAAATAAGCTCGTCAAAGAGCAAGTTGATTCAAAACTTCCCCTAGCTGGCGGCGCAATGACTGGCAACCTAGGCTTTAGCGGAGATAGCCGAAGAATAACTGGCGATTTAACCAATGCTACTCGATTAAACAGGCTTCTTTTTCAAACAACAACCGCAGATTCTAATTCAAACCTTGGTATAATTCCCTTAGGAACTGGAAGATTAGGATCATTCACAGCTTATGGAAATCCTGATGCAGATAATGCCAGTTTGCTTCAAGTACACGCCGATGAAACAAATTCTCATGTTGGCTTAAATTCTTCAAAAACAGGTGGTGGGACAACTCAAAATTTAGTTTTTCAGATAGACGGAATTACCAAAGCTCAAATTGATGCTACTACTGGAGCTTTAGAAATGAGTAACGAACTGAGTAGCGCAGCGATAAATGAAGCTGCCTACGCAACAGTTGCTTCGGCTTCTACTTGCAACATAGGCGCAGCAAAATCAAATAATGTTGCAATTTCAGGCACAACAACAATCACTTCTTTTGGCATCGCAGACGCTGGCATAACTAGAAGATGCCGAGCTACTGGTGCTTTTTTAATCACCTACAACGCTACTTCATTAATTACTAAAAACGGAAAGAATATCACAACCAAAGCAGATGATTGCTTTACAATGACTTCTTTAGGTTCTGGCAATTGGATTATGACGCAATTTGATCCAGCAGACGGCAGAGCCTTAGCTAATGCAATTAATAACCAAACTGGCACGTCTTACACTTTGGCACTTACAGATATTGGAAATGATGTAACTCTTTCCAACGCTTCTGCAATTGCACTTACCATTCCTCTTGCCTCTAGTTTTCCTATAGGTTCGACTATTACCGTTAGAAATATTGGTGCTGGCGCGGTTACTTCTACTAAAGTCGCAGGTTCTAGTGATACCGTTATTGGAAACACTACATTAATTACAGGCGGCGTTGCGATATACAAAGTTATGTCATCAACTTCGTGGCAAATATTCGCAGGAACTGCCGTTGTTACTGAATCTTTTAGCATTGCCTTTAGTGGGACTTTAGTAAACAACCAAGTCTATGATATTGCCGTGCCAAATTTCAGCGGGACTATCACTGGTCTTTCTCTTAGAAACACTTCGGCAGCTACCGCAGGAACTTATACCGCTAAAATTGACGGCACAAACATCACTGGTTTGGCAGCAATTGCCAACTCAACAACTAGAACTTTAACTGCCGCAACCGCCGCAAATACTTTTACCTCTGGTCAAGTTATTAGCTACACTCCAACAGGTATGACTAGCGTTATAGATGCGTTTATAACAATTAACTACACAAGGAATTACTAATGGCTATATTCCCTCAAACACAAATTCCAGCCACTATATCAGGCGCAGTTTTTTGGTATGATGCTTTTAAACAAGCACAAGGTTTAGTTTCTTCGTGGAGCAATCAAATTTTACCTACTCTAGCCACTCAAGGCACTACCACTAACCAACCAAACAATACTGCGGCAACAATTAATGATAAACCTGCGCTAGTTTTTGATGGTGTAAATGATGGGATTTCGGTAAGTCCAACTAATGCAAATGCTGATATATTTGCAAATGGTGGAACTATTGCGGGAGTTTTTAGACCTATCGGGGATTCGTCTGGTTTTGCGGGTAGGTTTTTTGATAAATCAATATCTAATGCAGGTTATTTCTGTTCACACGGGCTAAGAAGTTTAAGATTTTTAGCTAACTTTACAGTATCATCAGGATTGTGGGATACGCCAAGCAATTCTGTAATTAACGGAACTAATTATTTTTTTATCATCACCTACGACAATTCGTCAATTGCAAATAATCCTAGCATTTATCTTAATTCAACTTCTCCCGTAACTCTAACAAAATCTATTACTCCCTCTGGCGTTAAAGTTTCAGATTTTTCCAATACTTTATACATAGGCAATGTTGGAGCTTTAAACAGGGGTTTTAATGGCGCTATTGCCGAATTAATGGGTTACAAAAAAATATTAAGTGCGTCCGAAATTTCTCAATTAATAAATTATTTTAAAAACAAATATGGCTTTGCTTAGATTTAATGTTTTTCCTTCTTTTGAAGAAGCAATGGAAGGTCAACAATACGATCACTCTTATCAAAAGGCAGTTGGTTTGGCTACTGTAACAGGAATTGATTTAGAAATTATCCGTGAAAATAATTTACATATTTTGCAAGATGGCGTGTTTCCTTTGGAAAATTATGTTGTTGAAAACAACATCAAAGTAATTGATGAACAACTTTATCGTCAAGCATTAGAATATTGGAAAAATACAATTGCTTGGTCTGATTACTATCGCTTAGAAAATGAATTCTTTTATATAAAAGATCATTCTGATCGCTCTTACACTGTAAGAGAGCTTGATTTAAACACACTAACAAAGCTTGATGATAGTGGAAATGATATTGTTAATAACAATTTTGATATTTAAAAAGGAGAAATAATGGACTTAACCTCTCTTTATGAAATAGCTGGAATTGCTGCTTTTGTTATTGGTGGAGCAAATTTTGTAGTAATTGTTGTTGCTAAAACATTTTGGAAATTAACTTTTGAGAAAAAACAAACTGATGATGAAAAAAGATTCCAAAACATTGAAGCTGATTTAGAAAAAATAGAAGTAAAAATTTTTGAACATGAAGAAAAAAATAAATTCTTTCGCCATAATTTTGATTCGGTAACTAAAAGTTTGGAAATTCTGATCTCATCAGAAATAAAACATTTAGGCGAAATTATTGGACTTCAAATTAAAAATATTTTAGAAAAAATTAATGAAAAAAAATAAATCCGAATTAGCCTTAGAAGCCTTTAAAATTTTGTTAGATTATTTAGACAAACATAGAATACAAGCTAGGATTCTTATTAGCGCGTTTTGTTTTTATTTAATTTTAAAAACATGTCCAGACGAAATAATTACTATAATCGAAGCTTTTAAATCATGCAATTAAAATTATTTGAATTCTTACAAGGCTCTTCAGGAGAAAATAGCTCAAAAAGACTTGCTTTTTTACTTGGACACATAAGCATTACTTTCGGTTTTTTCTGGGCAGGAAATAAATTTATTGACACTAATCATCCTGAATTAGTGCTGGAAATTTACAATTCTTACTTGTTTTATTGTTCAATTCTTGGAGGCTTTGTTACCGCCGACATTTTAGTAAATTTACTTGAAATTTACAAAGGCAAAAATAAAACAGAAGAACCAAAACCAATTCAAGAGGTAAAAGATGATAAAGCAAATTTTAACAATTCTTAGTGCCATTTTAACCGCTTTGGCTTATGGTTTTTTTAAAGGTAAAAAATCAATTGAAATATTAGAAAATGAAAATACAGCTAAACAAGTGCAAGAAAAAAATAAATATGTTGACGATGCTCGCAAGCTTACTGATGATGAGCGCGCTAAACTCGTGCAAAAACTCACAAAAAAGCGAGCCGAGTAAAAATTTATGTTATGGCGCGCACATGGAATATTTTTACGAAGGAAACGAATATTCCGTTGAACAAGAAAATGCAGTAATTGCAAATTGTAAATTTGTTTGTAATAAATGTCTTGATAGCCTAACTCATAAAGAGCAGGATGATTGTAAACAATTTGAAAACTGTAACTACTGATGCTTACACTTGAAAACTTACGCCGCCCTAATTTTAAGCCAGAAGATTTTGTAAAATCAAACACGGCTGAACAAAAAGGAATTAATAACATTCCAAATCAAAATCATTTAATCGCAGGCATGGTGCTTGCAGATAAAATGCAGGAATTGCGCGATAAAATCAACCTGCCAATCATTATTTCAAGCGGGTTTCGCTCTGCCGAATTAAACAAGGCAATTGGTGGCGCGCCTAGCAGTTGGCACATGCAATTTTTGGCTTGTGATTTTAATGTAAAAGGGCTTGATCCTTACGAAGCAGTTTTAAAAATTAAAGAGTCAAAAGTTACTTTGGATAAATGCTTTGTAGAACGCAATTGCGTTCATATTCAAACTTGCATGGATGAATCTAAAAACCGTAATTTCTTTGGAACTGCAACAAAAGTAAATGGGAAATGGGTTGTTATAAAGAATATTTAGATAAACTGGTGATTATATACTTAACACATAGCTATTATTGGAGCGGGCGGTAGGAAAAAGATTGACTTACAAGCAATAAGTTAAGAAAATTTTAGACATACTTTAGATAAACTCTTCTAAGGTTTTTAGTTTATGAGCTTCGCTGGTAATTTTACAAGAACAAATAGATTGTCACTAACATCCTTCCAAATACTCACTGGCTCGACACGTTCTTCTTTCATGTCGATTTTAGGCTCTGGTTTTGACATAACAATTTTTTCAGCTTCCAAAGCATCGACAAGATTTTGTGCTGCTTGTTTTAAATTTTCGTATTTTTGTTGCAAGTTGTCTTTCGAGTCTTCTTCATAATAAAGACCTAGAAACGATATACTGGATAAGCCATTTGTTATGCCATCATCATCTTTGTAATGTATGAGATAATCTCCTTTTCGTTCTTCTATTTCAGTAACAATTACTTTCTTATTTTCACGAGTAGTTTTATTATTGTTGTTATCTAAGTATCTTTTTTGTAAGCGATATTTTTTTCCCACTACTGGCAATTTATCTGTCATGCACTTCTCCTTTTTGTTGAGTTTATTTATAGCTTCTTCACAAATTATAATAGCAGATTTAGCATCTCTTACCAATCTATCAGTTATAAGCGTTGTCATTCGTCCTCATCAAATTTCGTGTCAGTCAAAATCTTACGAATTTTAAAACCACCAACAATGGTTGATGCAATTGCAACCAAAAAGAAAAAGCTGGAGAAAACAAAGCACAAATTTTCGTTCGATTTCCAAATCTGAATTTTTTCTGGACTAATTCCGCTGTTTAAATCCAAATCTTTGAAGATGTAAAAAGCACATCCTAAAAACCACCCAGCAATTAAAAAGGAAATTGCGGCAACTACGCCAACTGCAAAAAAATTCCATAATTCATCTTCCGATATTTCGTAGAATTTCATATCACGCCTCAAGTTATTTGTCATTTTAATTGTTTTTTAATTAATATCTCACCACGCCAGACTAACTCTTTGCTCAAATAAGTTTCGTCCAAAACTTTCTCCCAATTTACAATGGGCTGCGGTTAATCTGGCTTGGAAAGATATTGGCGGGAATGATTGGAATCGAACCAATATTTAGACGAGGGGTTGAACCCTCCTTGCAGCCATTGCTCGTTTTTAATTGATAAAAAATTTATCAATTACCAACTATATGTCTCACCTCCCCTCGAAACGAAGCCAGAACGCGCCTAAACGACGCATAACAATTAATGTCCTGACTTCGTAGCCCTTTCGAGCATTAATTAGCTTAATTACCGAGAAAACCCCAATAATTGTCTAATATTCTTTAAACAGAAAGCTAAGTTTAGAGCTGCTTCTTTAGCTTAGCACGCTATAGTATGAAGTTATCTCTGGCTCTTAAGCGTCTTTCGATTTTCTGCCATCCTTTCGGATTGATGCTATCGAATTCAATAGCATGTATTCACCCTCTTCTTTAACCGAGTAGGTTGCCTTTTTACAGAAGGCTAACTGTCCGCTCTCTCCGAATGTCAAACTCAATCGTTTTGTTCTCTTCTGTCCAGATTGCCAGAGTCCTTTCACCCAGTCAATTAGTCTTACCTAATAGTAATGATACAAAACACTTTATTTACTTGGTTGTGTTTCGAATTATCTCCAAGCTCAATTTCTGTTTCCACTCATTGAGAAGCAGCCAATCGTATTGCTTGCAATTATACTTGATTAGCCTGACTTAGTGTTATTTCACTCATTGCTTTCGCAATTATGCAAGTCGTAGGTCTGCCTTCATCTTTGCCAAGGCTAGCTTAATAATTTTACCAAACTCTTTTAACGATCGGTGAGTACTGTTTATCTACACAAGTGGGCTGAAACGCCCAGCGAGCCGCCAAAAAACTTTTAAGATTTCTATATGTTAGAAAATAAACTTCAAGTGTTCAGTATCCAAGAGCAGCTAAATTCTCACCAGCAGCAAATTAAGCATATTGAAGAAGAGAGAGCTAAAGCAACGGAAAAGTTTGATACTGACATTGCCACCCATCAAGCCATCGTGGATTTCCTAAAATCCAAATTATCAAAATCCCCTTCAATATCAGCATCGGTTATTATTAACCCAATCGCACAAACTTCACAGGAAGGAAACTCGGAAAAGAAAAAAAGAGTTTATACTATGCCCGGTGTTGTTGAGAAAGGCGTTTTGGCTATTCTGAAAGATAATTTGGAAGGAATGACAGTCCCAGAACTAAATAGAACCCTAGAGATTAGAGGAATAAAAGTTTCTCTTGGTGCGGTTGATAATAACGTGAAGGGACTATTGGAAGATGGAATAATTAAAAAGCTAAATCCAGAAGATAAAGTTGGCGTAAAATACGGATTAGCTAAATAGAACACCGAAGAGGAAACTCTAAGGAAAAGAACATGGCAACTTGGCTCGAGTATGCGACTGCAAGCCAAGTGCCACATAGTTTGATTTAAGCGTGAAGCTCGCAACCAAAAGCGTCAGAACTTTTATGTTGTGGGTTTTTTATGAAAAATCAAGCATTTTAGTAAACGCTCTAATCTATTGGAGTGGTCGCACCAAATTTTTCGCAACATGGTAAGACATGAGGGCGAAGAAGGTTATATCGAAGTTTTCTGCCTTCATCTTTGCCAAGGCTAGCTTAATAATTTTACTAAACTCTTTATTCTATCTTGCATCTTTTTAGCTGAAATTTCAGACTCTATTGCTCTTCTTTTATAATCATCTATATCTTTTAAATAAGATTTTAACCAACGCTTACAATCATTAATGTAAAATTTAAAAGCTTTTTCTTTGTTTGAAAAACATTTTTTACTATAAAGAAATGTAATTTTACCATTCTGTACAGTCATTGATATTTCTTTATATTTACTTCCTTGTAAAGTATAATGTTCAATTTTTTTATTTTCTTCATAAGAAATACTTTGTATTTCTAATTTTTTTTCACATTGTTCAAATGTTTC